GCGCTGGTTGTGATCGACGGGCATTTGAGAAAAGACGCCGCGCCGCAAAAGTGGCCCGTCCTCATTCTCGACGTTGACGATAGCGAGGCCGCCTATCTACTGGCCACCCACGACCCGCTTGCAGCAATGGCGACGGCCGACGCCGGGGCGCTCGATGCACTGCTATCCAGCGTGCAAAGTGGGGAGGAGGGGGTGCAGGCGATGCTGGCGGATTTGGCGGCGCACAGTGGGTTGTACGATGCCGGAGATACTCCGCACCTTGACGACCTAGCCGACGAATACGGCGACCCCGGCGAACGCGACTTCTGGCCGTTTATCCGGGTGCAGGTATCGCCCGACACCTTCCGGCGCTGGCGGTCACTGATGGACGGCTTGCCCGGCGAGGACGAGGCGAACAAGGCGGCACAGATATTAGAGGCGGTCGATGTTACTGTATTTGGTTCCGTGTAACGCAATGGCGAACGGAAACCGAGTAGCAGAAGATCGGGGGTTAATCGCCGTCCATGATTTACTTAGCTCAGTCCTTCCCCCGAGCATGGGGGGGTAAGGTACACCGCCGAAAGTATGAAACTACACCTAGCCGAGCGCGACCCGCAACACCACTCTTGGCCCAAGAGTGGTGTTGACCGAGCTAATATGCAACTACGGATTTTACTCAGTTATCACTATTACAAAGACACTGACCTCGACGCGCTATTTGCGAAGTATTTCACTGCTCCTTATCCCGAAGTCTTTGCCGATAGCGGGGCGTTCAGCGCGGCCAGCCAGGGCGCACATATCGACATAGCGGATTATGCGGCGTGGGTGAAGCGATGGGCGCACCTGCTAACCGTTCACTCCAACCTTGACGTGATAGGCGATCCGGCGGCAACCGACCGCAATCAAAAGACGCTGGAGGATATGGGGCTTGACCCGCTCCCCGTCTTTCACACCGGGTCAGATATGGCGCACCTTGACGCGCTGCTCGACAGATACCAATACATTGCCCTCGGCGGCATGGTTCCCTATATGAGATTCCCTAAGCGGATCATGCCGTGGTTAATTAAGTGCTTCAAGCTGGCGCAAGGTCGCGCCGTGTTTCATGGATTCGGCGCAACCTCATGGACTGTGGTTAAGTCTTTCCCGTGGTATAGCGTTGATAGTTCGTCATGGGGGAGTGGTTTTCGTTATGGGCAGGTTCCGGTATTTAACACCGCCCGCGGCAAGTTTGAAACATTATCGCTAGGAAATGTAAAAGAATGGCAAGGTCACGCCAGGCTAGTTACTCAACTTGGCTTCGATTGGCGCGACTTTGCAGACCGCAAGCGTAACGACCGGGCCAAGATATGCGCTATCTCGGCGCTATCTTACATGATGGCCGAGCAGTGGCTAAGACAGCGGCACGGCGAGATATACATTCCGGGGCGTCTGCCAAGTGCGCCCGGCGTCCGGGCGCACTTGGCAGACGCCAACCCGACCCGATTCGGCGAAGCGGTGCAAGGTGCAGGCGTTCGCCTGCACCTTGCCGATACAAGCAACGGGGTTAATTATAGCGATGCCGACCAGGGGTTAAAAGTTTACGGATGTGTTGCCGGAGGATCGACTAATCAAATACCTGCGGCAAATATGTCTATCGCGTCATTATCGGAAGCGATTTATGAAACACTCCCTATGTCGGGCGTAAAGCTACATCAGACCGCATCTGTGCCAAGTCAACCAACTGAGTGGCGCTCCAGGAGCGCCACTCAGTTGGGGCTAAAAGTCCACTTATCCGAACACTCCCTAGATCGGGGGGGGGTAGGGGATACCAGCAGGGCAATGGAGATACTGAATGAAAGCTGTTGCTATCGTTAGCGGCGGGATGGATAGCGTAACGCTGGCCTATCTGCTGGCAAGCCAGGGGCACGACCTGCACCTGCTTTCGTTCGACTATGGGCAGCGCCACGTAACAGAACTTAAGTTCGCGGCCAAGTGCGCGAACGACTTAGGGGCAAGGCATGACGTTATCGACCTGTCAACCTTAACCCCGTTTCTCAGTGGGTCAGCGTTGACGGACGACGTCGACGTGCCGGAGGGCCACTATACCGCGCCGAATATGCGGCTAACGGTCGTCCCTAATCGCAATGCTATCATGCTAACTATTGCTTATGCTGTGGCCGTTGCGGAAGGGGCGGGGATAGTAGCGACCGGCGTACACGCGGGCGACCATCCGATCTATCCCGATTGTCGCCCGGAGTTCATCGAGGCATTTGACCGGATGGAACGGCACGCGACCGACGGCCACGCGGTCGAGGGGTTACATCTTTACGCGCCGTTTGTCCACATGACAAAAGCGGAGATTGTCGCGTTAGGGGCTTCGCTATTCGTTCCCTATGCCGACACCTGGAGTTGTTACAAAGGCGGTTCCGTCCATTGTGGCGTTTGCGGTACTTGCGTCGAGCGGCGCGAGGCATTTCAACTTTCAGGGGTACCAGACCCCACCATTTACACGTGAGGAAACCATGTCAAAAACCGTGATTCGTGCAATTGTAATCCTGATCGGAACGTACATTATGGCGCAAGCCATAGCCGACATCGGCGCGACCAAGTTGGTCGAGATCGGCGGGGTCGTTATGCCGGGCGGCACGTTTATCTTCGCCCTGACGTTCACCCTGCGGGATATGATTCACAAGCGACTTGGCCGGGAGTGGGCGCGAATGGCAATCTTTACGGCCGCCGCGCTGAATGTCCTGCTGGCCGTTTATATGCTGATACTCTCCCGCCTGCCGTCGCCGGACTTCTTCGCGTTGGGTGATTCGTGGAACGCCATCTTTGCGATTGTCCCGGCTGTCACCATCGGCTCTATCGTGGCTGAACTGGCAAGCGAGCTAACCGACACCGAGGCCTATCACTTCTGGAAAACGCGATTCCCGGCCGCGCCGCAATGGTCGCGGGTGCTGGTCAGTAACGCGGTGAGCCTACCTATTGATTCAATCGTGTTTACTCTGCTGGCGTTCGTCCTGCTCCCGCCGGTGTTCGGCGCTGAGGCGATGCCGTTTGGCGCGGCCGTTACCCGGATTGCATCGGGCCAGATATTGTACAAAGCGGCGGTAACTGTTCTCAGTCTGCCGCTGATTTACACGGTAGAAGACAAACCTATACAGGAAGCAGCGATAGACGCCGACTAGAGCCATGCCCGCCAAAGCCGACAAGCTCACGGCCGAACAACCGCCATGACTGACAAACCCATACACACAAAAACGCCATTACGCCGCCCGTCAGTTGTCCAGATAGAGGACGCCATCCGCAAAAGCGCCGGCAACGTCACCTATGCGGCGAAGGCGCTGGGCGTCGGTCGTACCGCGCTCCACGCCCGCATCGCCAATTCGCCGCAACTCCAGCAGGTGCTACGAGAGGAACGTGAATCACTGGTAGACATGGCCGAGAGTGCGCTACGTGCTGAGGTGCTCGACCGCAATATGACGGCCGTGATATGGACGCTGAAGGCAAGCCCGGAGGCCAAGCGGCGCGGGTGGGGGGAGCGGCAGGAACATACCGGCGCGAACGGCGGGCCGGTAACTATCAATATGACATGGGGTGACAATGGCGACGTTAACGATTAACGCGCCGTCGCTTCATCCCGGACAGCGCCGTGTTATGGAGAGCGATGTCCGTTTCCGCGTGCTGGCCTGCGGCCGAAGATGGGGAAAAACGCGACTTGGTTCGGCCTTGTGTATCCACACGGCGGCCAGTGGCGGGCGGGCATGGTGGGTTGCGCCGACCTATCCCGTGGCGACCGTCGGCTGGCGATTGGTGCAACGGCTGGCTATGCAGATACCGGGGGCCGAGATACGACAGGGCGACCGGCTTGTGACGTTGCCCGGCGGCGGCGAGGTGCAGGTCAGAAGCGCCGACAATCCCGACAGTCTGCGCGGCGAGGGGCTGGACTTCGTTGTGATGGACGAATGCGCCTTCATGAAAGAAGAGGCGTGGCTTGAGGCATTGCGCCCGGCGTTGTCCGACCGGCGCGGCCGGGCGATGTTCATCTCGACGCCGAAGGGCCGCAATTGGTTCTGGCGTTTGTGGCAGCGCTGCATAGACGACGAGGATCATGAGTGGCACGGCTGGCAACTGCCGACGGCCGACAACCCCCACATCGCGCCGGATGAAATCGAAGCAGCGCGGCGCGGCTTGCCGGAGAGCGTTTTCAGGCAAGAATATCTTGCTGAGTTCCTTGACGACGCGGGCGGCATCTTCCACCGCGTGATGGAAGCGGCCACGGCCGTGGCGATTGACGAACCCATACCAGGTCGCGCCTACATTGCCGGGGTGGACGTTGCCAACGAAACCGACTTCACGGTAATCACCATACTGGACGCCAAAACGCGCGAGCAGGTGTACATCGACCGATTCAACCGTATCGGCTACGTGGCGCTAGAAGACCGCATAGCGGCGGCCTACCAACGGTTCAACCTGCAGACGATGATTATCGAGGACAATAGTATAGGCCAGCCGGTGATTGACCATTTGCGCGACCGCGGCCTGAGTATCGTCCCCTTCCACACGTCGGCATCGAGCAAGGGGCCGCTTATTCAGTCGCTACAGGCGGCATTTGAGCACGGGGCAATCCGCATACTGGCCGATCCCACGCAGATCGGCGAGCTACAGGCGTATGAGGGCAAGCGGATGGCGTCGGGCATGAGCTACAGCGCGCCGTCGGGGATGCACGACGACTGCGTTATGGCGCTGGCGCTGGCGTGGCACGGGATAGACAGACGCGGGGCGGGAGTATTTCAATATGCGTAATCCGATAGACACATTTGAGCGATGGCTGATTCAGAGCGACGGGCTGGGCTATGCCGACGTAGCGATGTATCGAGAGTTCTACAAAGGCGAGCATGACATCCGCCTGAGCAAGCGGCAGGAAACGCGGCTCGGTATCACGTCGGCGCAAATTCGGTCGCTGGCCAACATCTGCCCGCTGGTGGTGGATACGGTGGCCGAACGCCTGAGCGTGCAGAGTTTCTCTGCAACCAGCTCGGCGACGAAAAGGGCGCTGGCGATGTGGTGGGCAGCGCGTGACCTGAGCGCGTACCAGGACGATATTCATCTGTCGGCATTGCGTGACGGCGACAGCTATGTGATTGTCGAATGGGATGACGCGGCCGCTATGCCTGAATTCCATCATGAGATGACCTATGACGGCAGCAACGGAACGGGGATTATCTATTCCAGCGAGCGGCGCGTGCCGTTGTATGGATTCAAAAAGTGGCGGCTTGAGGAAGGCGACGACCGGGGCAAGTCGCGGCTGAATCTCTACTTCGACAACCGCATTGAGAAATACATCACCGGCCGGGCAGGGGCATGGACTGAATACCATGACGGCGAGCGCTGGCCTATCCCGTGGGTTGATGCGACGGGGCAACCGCTGGGCGTGCCGGTCGTGCATTTTCCGACAAACCCCAATGGCGACGATTACGGCACGTCGGAGCTTGAGGCTATCATCCCTCTCCAACGCGTATTGACATCGCTATGGGTTGATCTGATAGCCGCGGCCGACGCGACCGGGTTCCAACTCGTAACACTGACCGGCGACGTACCCAGCGAGGAAATGGTCAACGCGGCGCGGGCTATCTGGTACAGTCAGAATCCCGCGGCCGCGTGGGGGACAATCCCGCCGGGCGACCTGTCGCTGCTGGTCGAAGCGGTGCGTCATGCGACGATGACCATCGCGCAGGTGTCGCGCGTGCCGTTGACCATGTTTCAGGATAGCCGGGCGGTGGCCGCGGCCGATACGATTGTCGCGTCGGAGCGCGGGCTAATCGCCAAAATAGCCGACCGTGCCAAAACCTACGGCCTGTCGTGGCGGCGCGTGATGCGTCATGCCGTGCGACTGCATAACACGTTTGGGCCGCGCCCGGCGCTCGATGAGGCAGGCATTGTGACCAACTGGGACAGCTTTGAGGAACTGGACTATTTGACGCTGGAGAAAAGCCGCGCCGCCGTCGCCGCGTCGCACCTGAGCAACGGCCTGTCAATGACAGCGGCCTACACGCTGGCCGGGTATTCGGCCGCTGAACTGGCCGCCATTGCCCGCACCGACACCTACGGCGAAGAGGGGTTGACGCAATGACACCGCGACCGCAGGGGAAACGGGGCAAGGCGATTCAGTGGACAGATGAGGATTTAGACCGCATGGCGGAGATACACGTCACCGAAGATACGCCGCTCATGCTGGAATTCGTGCGACGCTACGGCAGCCCGCGCCTCATGGCGCTATTGACGGCCGCGCCGCCGGATGACGACGAAGACGAAGCCGCCAATGCCTGAGTACACCTGGACGGCAATCCAGACCCAACGCGGCGAACAACACCGCTATCGAGACGCCAAAACCGGGCGCTACGTTTCGGCCGCGGCCGTTCGCGGCGAACTGGACAGGTTCGTCGATAAGGCGGGGCGTGAATCCGGCCGGGCGTTGACCGAACAACTGCGAGACGGCAAGATTGCTCTGCCTGAATGGCAGACAGCAATGGCGCGGGCGGTGAAGAACGTCAACTATGCCGCCGTCGCCGCCGCGTCGGGCGGGGTCGAAAACATGACCGCCGTCGAGCGCGGCCGGGCCGGTGGCATCATACGCGGCCAGTATGCCTATCTACGCCAGTTCGCCGTCGACATCGAGAGCGGCAAGCAACCGCTGGACGGCCGCGCCGTGCGTCGGGCCGAGATGTATATGCAAGCAGGGCGCGGCGCGTTTCATGCCCAAAAACGGGCGGGCGCATCCGACGCCATGCCGGGGCAGCGGCTGATGGTGCGGTCGCATCGGCATCGCGGCGACAGTTGTCGGACGTGCATCGCGCTCAACGGTAAATGGTTTGCAATGGGCGATCCTGAATATATTCCCGTTGGACATCGTGAATGCAATGTATCGTGCCGCTGCGACGAGGAATTGGGCACGATGGATAGTGACGGCATAATCACAGGGCTGGGGCGCTCCTCTTTCTGACCACCTGTTCGACAGACGTACACCTCCCTAACTCCCCTTTTCGCGCTCGCTCTGTGTTACGCGCAAGTGCCCGGCCAACTACCGGGCACTTTGTTATTGGCTACTCATCGCCAAATGGATTTTGACTATCGGCATTTCATACAATAGCGCCATGACTGATACAACCCAACTGACCGAGACGGTAGATGAGCGAGATGCTCCCGTTGGTGACGACATTGAGAAATTGCGGGCCGCGAAAGAGAAAGCGAACGCAGAAGCGGCGGCTCGGCGGCTTGAGGTAAAGGCGCTCAAAGAAGAACTTGACGCCCTGAAACAAACGCAGGCGGCGACCGAGACGGCCGCGCTTGCCGAACAGGGCAAGTTCAAGGAGCTCTATGAGACGGCCGAAAACCGCGCCGCGACGCTGGAGAAACAGCTACGCGAGCAAGCCGACGAAATCGCCGCGCAAAAGCTGGCGTTGCTGCGTCAACAGGTAGCGACCGAGAAGGGGCTACCGGCGGCGCTGGCCGACCGACTGCAAGGCACGACGGCCGAAGAATTGACCGCCGACGCTGATACGCTGCTGGCCGCCATGCCGCGACCGACCGCGCCCGACCTCGACGGCGGGGCGAGAGGCAACGGCAACGGGCCAACGGAAGCGGATATGACGCGCATTCTGTCGCGCTACAACATAAGCCCGCGCTATTTGGAAAAAATGGAGTAGAGGAATGGCTATTGCGAGAAACACAAACGCGGCCGCCATTAAACCGGTCAATCGGCAGTGTGTCATCATTCGTGGCACGGTCGGCGCAACGGTTGAGGCGGGCGAGGCGGTAACGCTGCAATCGGACGGGTTTTGGGATCCCGCCATTGCGACGGCCGTCGTAAAGAATGCCGGTCTGGCCGTACAGGGCGGGGCCGTGGGTGACGAGATCGACATCGTCATCCTGGGTGAAATCGAGTGCGTAACCGGAGCAACGCCGGGCGCTATTGTCTATGTCAGTGACACGGCGGGCGAGCCGGCTGAAATCGCCGGGACAAAATCATTTGTCTTGGGCTATGCCAAATCGACCACGGCGCTGATTGTCATGCCGCAAACGGTGGCATTTTCCTAACGGAGTGAATGAACATGGCGATTAAAGGGTATCGAGATTTATCCTCCGTGATTCTGCCGCCCGCGCAAGATTTGGCGGCGTTGCGGAAATTCCAGCTTGCCGACGGCGCGTCGCAAGAACAACTGTTTAGCGAGTTGGTTGTGGCCGCGTCGGGGCTGGCCGGGGAATTTGCCCGTCATCCTCTGTGGCGGTCGCTGGTATCGTTTCAGGATGACCCGGCGGTCAACTACGCCGCCGGAGCGTCGAGCTATGCCGACGCATTTACCGAGTACGGCCGCGGCACGCCGCAGCACGCCGAACGCAGCGGCCATATGTTGCCTCTGCGCAAGTGGGACGCACAACTCGGCTGGACGTGGGCGAAGCTGAAGGAGATGGGTCTGTCCGAAGGGCAGGACGACATCAATCTGGCAATCGACCGGATGCGTAACCGCTACCGGCAGCAGGCGATTCAGCGTCTCTTGCAGCGCGGCGACGACAGCGGCGCGGCCAAGGGGCTGGGCACGTCGGGCTACTCGCCGGGCTTTGCGACCGCCGCCTCAGTGACTAATGTTGACTTCACGCCGCCCGCGTTCGGCGGCACGACCTTCACCGACACCCACGAGCACTACGTGGCCGCGGCCGGCGGCTGGACGGCGGCTATCATCGAAGACATGGAAGCCGAATTGATGGAACACGGCCACGCGCCGACCTACCGGCTGCTGATCTCCGGGGCCGACGAGGGGACTGTTACCGGGTTGACCGGGTTCGTCAAGGCCGCGCCTCTGGCCTATCAGTTGGGTAGCGGTTCGGCCGTTGCGCAGCCTGAGGAGGAGGACAGCGCCGACGGGTTCCGGTTCATCGGTTCGTACCAGAATACGCGCGTCTATGTCACACCGGGCATGCCGCAGTACTACGGATTCAGCTATCGCAGCTATGGCGCACTGTCGCCGCGCAATCCCGTCCGGGTGCGCGTGGAGAAGGGCCAGAGCAGCCCGGCGTTCCGTGTGTTGAGCGGCGGCGCGGATGACGAGATTAAATCCGTGCGTGACCTGATGCTCTATATCGAGTTGGGCGTTGGCGTGGGCGACCGTACCAACGGCACGACCCGCTACGTCAACAATGCGACGTGGGCCGACGGCGTAGCGCTCTAGGAGGTCTGGCATGGGTGAGCCGATAACGGTCTACGACAAGAACGGCAAGCCGCTGACAGTCCACGGCCGCGCCTATGCGGATGGTCTGATAGCCGCTGGAGAGGCAACCGCGCAGCCGAAAGCCGCGCAACCCGCACCGGCGGCTATCGAAGACGCGCCGCAAAAGCCGCGCCGCAAGGGAGCCGCCTAATGGCCTACGGCAGTGCCGACAGCGTGGCCGCTTTCGTGCCGCGTTTCGCCAACAAGTCGGGACGGTTTGACAATGTGACCGTTCCGACATTGGCAACCGTTGAGGAATGGCGCGAGCAGGTTAGCGCGATGCTTGACATAGCAATGGCGACGGCCGGACTACCCGCGCCCGCGATGAGCGCGTCGGTTGTCACGATGCTGGATTCATTCGTCAATGCGAACGTATCCGGCCTGGTGCGCGGCGTAAACGGTCAGGGCCGTTTCGCCGAGAAGCCGACATCGACCGACGAGATGCTGCTGGCAATCTCCGACGCGGCCGATGCGTGGGTGCAGCGGCGGGCGGCGGGTATCGCCGCGCAGTCGGGGCTATCGCCGGATGACGCCGCGCCGGGCAGTAAGGCCGGGTCGCGTCTGCCGATGCGCGGGCTGGAGTACACACGAGAGCCGTCGCGCGGGGAATACTCATGATTGTCTTTGAGTACCGCGAGAGGGGACATGAGCGGGTAGTGAGCACGTTCAGGCGTGTGGCGACGCGCGGCCAGAAGGAGATGGAAGATACGACGTATCTTTGGGCCGCACAGCGTATGGCGACGCAATTACAGGCGAAACCATACCCGCCGGAACGGCCGCGGCAACGCTACGTTCGCACCGGGCAACTGGGGCGCTCGTGGGGCGCTCGTCGTTCACCCGGCGGCGCTATGATTTTCAACAATCGCCCCTATGCGCGGTATGTGGTCGGCGACGGCAAGGGCAAGGGGCAAGCGTGGATGCACGCGGGCCGCTGGTGGTTGGCAGCCGACGTTATCCGCGACGAACGTCCGACGTTGGGGTCGATGCTCAAGGACAAGCTGAAAAGTCTGTTCTCTCTTGGAGCGGGTCGATGAGCGAACTGTCACGCCAACAAGCAATAGCGGCGGCGCTTGCGGACGTATTTCAGGACGGCAGCATCCTGATCAACGATTACGCCACGCCGCAGACGGCCAGCCGCAAACGCGCGCCGTGGGCGATACTGGCGATGGGCGATGATTTTATCGCCGAACCGGGAGAGTCGTGGCAAACGCCGACGGCAACATGGCGCGTCTTTTTAACGGTACTGGACTATCGCGCCGGGCGGTCGGAGAAAGAGGCGCTCGACGCATTTCAGGCAATCAGGCAATCGACAATTGAGGCGCTATTGAGCGTGCCGTATCTGGTTGAGCGCATCGAGGCGCAGACGGCCGTCGGGCCGTACTTCACCGAAGAGGGGGAGCCAGACCCGGATTCAATCGCGCAGGCGCTGGTAATTCACATTACAGATTACGAGGTGTAACTATGGCCGGAGATACCGGGCAGGGTCAAACTGCGAAACTGGGGAGTACGATCATTCCCAACATCAAATCAATCACGACCACTAACACGGGCAATGTCATCACCGAGACGGTCGCCGATGGCGTTCTCTCGCAGGTCATGGGCGCGGGCTGGTCGTGGACGGTCGATTTTATCATGCCGACAACGGCGACGCACACGCTGGAAGGCGCGTTAAAGTCTGGCACAACCGGGGCGCTGGAGATCGAACAGGGCAAGACGAAATACACGTCAGCGACCGGCCGCAGTTCAGGGTTTACCAAGACCTCGCCGTCTAACGGGTTCATTTCATGTCAAGTGACTTTGGTCATTGACAACGACCCGACGATGGCCGCTACGCCGTAGCCGCAGGAGGTTGTATGGCGGATAAAAAGACAAAGGTAGACGACGACGCGGCCGACACGTTCGGCCGCGTCTTTGAGATAAAGGGCGATCTGCGGCAGCGGGACGTTGCCGCGTGGAATCGGGCGTATATCACATTCGACACCGGCAAGGGCACGGCCGACGAACGGCAGGCGTGTCTACAAGCGGCTATCGAAGCGCGTTGGATTGAATCGCCTGAGACGCGCTATGAGGACGTGATCGACCAGAACGGCGGCAAGTCGCGCCGGTTCTATTTCGACGGCGTACTGGTCGATGACCTGCTGGCCGCTGAAGTGAACTATTACGGTTCATTGGTCAGTTACGAATTTCAGCGTTTGATGCGCGTCCCAAAAGCCTCGTCCTCGCAGTAGCGGCGTATGTCGAGGGCGACGGGCCGAAGCCGCCGGAACTGGACTATTGGCTTTTCAAGGGCTGGGGCGCGCCGGAAAGCGGCGGCTGGATGGACTGGCCGGCAGGGGAGTTCACCCGCGCCCGCGCCGCCGCTAACATCTACGTAGCCATGAGCGGCTACACCGGCGCGGCGAACAAAGTGCAGTGGTGCGACCTGAATCCCGACGGCTGGAAGGCCGTCTCCTACGTGTTCGCGCTACAAAATGAGGGGCTAGATGGCTGATACCGAGTACACAATAGCCGCGCGGTTTCAGGGAGACGGGGAGCTACGCAACGCAGCCAATTCATTCGACGGCGTCCGAGACGCGGCAAAACGGTCGATGTCGTCTATTGAATCCGCCGGGCGCGGCGGCATTCGCTCATGGACGGAACTCAATTCTGTAATTAGTCTGGCCGGGCAGGCGCTCGGCACGTTGCAAAACGTGGCCGGGAACGCGATGGCCGCGCTATCCGAAGGCGCGGCGCTATCGGCGGCGCGTGACAAATTCGACAATCTGGCCGCGTCGATTAACACCACCGGCGACGCGCTGCTGGGCGTCATGCGCGAGGCGACCAGCGGCATGATGACCGATGCGGAGCTTGTGGCGTCGGCTACCGACCTCATGTCGCTGGGTCTTGCCAAGAACGAGGATCAGGTTAAGCGGCTATCGTCCGTCATCGGCACGCTGGGCTGGGACATGCAGCAGGTCGTGTTGACGATGGCGAATAACAGCACCATGCGCCTCGACGCGCTGGGGCTATCGATGGAATCCGTGACGGGCCGGGCGAAGGAGCTAAAAGACGCGGGCATGTCGATGGATGAGGCGTTTGACCTTGCCGTGCTGGAGGCGGGGGAAGCCAAGATCGCGCTGCTGGGCAACACGGCCGACACGACGGCCGGAAAGATTCAACAGATGGGCGTCATGGTTGAAAACGCGGGCGACCAGTTCAAGGTCGCTTTTGCTGAGGGCATGGCCGAGAGCATCGGGGCGGCGCTGGAATCGGCGGAGGAACTCGAAGACGCCGTAAGTCGGGTTGGTAAAGCCGCCGGTAGCACGGCGGGCGTTTTAAGCAGCACATGGACGTTCGCGCTCGCAGAGGCAGCGGCGGCGCAGGAATTAAGAATAATGGGTGGCGACATAGACGCCGTCACCGAGAAAATGAAGGAGCTGGGGCTTATCCGCTACAGGGGCGACAATGTCGAACTAGCCGCGCAGCGTTACCGCATATTACGCGAAGAGATTGAGCGGCTACAGGCGGCGCAGACGATGATCAACGCGCCCATCGACTACATGGGGCAGCCGACGCGGCCGACAAAACAGGGAGAAATCGACGCCCGCGCGGCAATGTCAACTGAGACGTATTGGCGAGCGCTGGCTAATGTCGCCGAGAAAAACGAGTGGCTGGCACGTGCCGCCGACATGGCCCGCGACGCACAGCGCCGGGCGGCGGCCGCCGACAGCGAGCGAGCGCAATCGCTGGCCGACGTTGCGGCAAAGCTCGAATTGGCGGCAACGGCTCAACAAACGTGGGCGGATTACGTGACCGGGGCCAATGCCGCCGGTGGCGGTCGTTTCGCGGGATTTTTGGATGAAATCGGCGACGCGCGAGAGCAGGGCAGCACGTGGGGCTATGACCTCATGCAATCCATCTATGACGCCATGCGCGACGGCGGCGCGGGTGTCAATCCGCTATCGGAGTTTGCCGTCACGGTCGGCGCGTCGGTCGATGACATCAAGGCGTCGATTGCGGCGACGCAGGAACAGACCATCGTTGACTATCTCGCGCAACAGGCGAAAGACGGCCAGCTGGCATGGGAGGATTACGTCGCCACGGTTGAGAACGCTATCCGTATCCTCAACGGCGGGCTGGCGATCGACCTGGGGCCGCGTGCCGCGCCGGAGATGGAAGATCGCGGTTTCCGGGAGGCGCTCCAAGAAGGGCTAGACCCGTCGGCCATCCCCGAGAAATATACCATTGAGATCGACGCCAATACCAGTCTGGCCCTCGCCGCCGTCAATGAGGCGAAGGGGCTGGTCGAAGGGTTCACCAATCCGGCCGAGGTCTATCAAGCGGTGATGGAGATGGACATTACGGCGGTTGAAGCGGGCACGGCCACGGCAACGACGCTCATCAACGGCATACCGACCGAGAAAACGGTAACGATTAATTTCAGGGAAACGGGCGGCGACGTGCTGGGGGCGTTACGCGCTTTGGGAGTGATACCGTAATGTATAACGTACAAATCGCCAGTTTCGTGGCGTCGTTCGGTGTGACGTTCAATGCCGAGGCGGCCGGGGTACGCGTTGAACCGGCGGCTACGATAGGCGGGCCGGATGTTATCGTCCGCATTGTCAGGAACCAGGCGGGGGCGCTTATCGACCTCGACGGCCTGGACACGGCCGATATGACGCCGCCACAGTTGACATTCTCTTTTCGATTCGTTGCCGACAACCCGGCGGGGCATACGCAGTACAACAATCTGATAGCCGCGAAGGGCAGGACGGGCACGTTCAACGGGAAAATACATGGCGCGGTTGGGTCAACCGTCTACAGCGCACCGGCGCGGCTGATTGAAGTGACCGGCAACGCGCGCGGCTGGCAGCGCGTCGGTATGCAGTCGGTATTGGTTGTCTCAGCGACGTGGCAACTAAAGGACTTTCTATCGTAATGGGACGTTCGTTCGGCGACCTACAGGCGTATTTTTGGAATTTGAGCGACATTCCGTCGGGCGGGCCGGTTAGCGTCGGTGGGGATACCGTGCTACTGGATATTGTTCCTGATACACCTGAATGGCAATCGGGCGTGTCGCAACTGGGGAACGGCCGGGCGCGGCTCTACGACACTGACCGCGCGCGTGCTTTCGCCGTAGCCGGTCGCGTCTGCATGATTCAGCAAATCATGCAGGGCTATGGCGCTTCATTCGCGCGGCTCATTGCCATGTTTCTGATTGAAGATGTTGAGCCGTTCACCGATGGTCAGGGCATCGGCATGATAGACATACGCGGCGGCGGCGTGGAGAAACTGCTTTCGCGCTATCCCGTCTTCAAGCCGATCGGTCTGGAAACGCTCATCAATACGACGCTGGCCGCGGCTGCGGCAGGGCCGACGGCCACGACAATGGAGGAAGGCGCGCCGGTCGGTAATGACAGCGCGAGACTGTCGTCACTGACTAATGTCGATGTCGGCGACGAACTGCGTATCCAGATGAACGATACGAACTGGCATATCGCCCGCGTGCGGACAATTGAGCCGTCGGGCGCGCCCGCGCGGGTAATCCAGTTCGATCCCGTGTTGCCGACTAATGCCGACACAGGCAACGCGGTTGAAATCCGAACGGGGCGAATTGCCGTCGGCAGCGTTGCCAATGTGGTGGCCGGGCAAAAGATTGTCGTCACGCTCAACAGCGGCACGCATACTACGTTCGTCCAGAAATCCGACAGTGCCGGAAACTTCATTACGCTCGTTACCGGTCTTCCGTCGGCAGCCGACAGCGGTAAGGCCGTCACGGTCTACGATTACAGCACGCCGACTACCGCCGATGTTACTCAGGCCATGCAATTTGCCGGGCCGTGGTACGCGACATTTCAGACGGGAACGGGCACGGCAACCGGCACGGCGCACAAGTCGTTGGGCGAAAGCGTCTTCGATGTTCTGCTATCCATCGCCGAGCGCACGGGGGAATTTTTCCGCTATCGGATTCTGGATAGCAACGTGCCGATCTTGTCTATCGATTGGCGGCGCACGTCGGATGATTCCGGTGTATTGCTCAAAATGTATCACCCGACCACGCCGTGGGAGCAGGTTCAAGATGAAACAAACCCGGCGGTCGGCACGCTATTTAGCCTCAAGAAGCGTACGTCTTTTGGTCTGAAAACGCGCATCTATCCATCGGCGGGAAATCAGGACATCGGGCTGCGTCATTGTTCCAGCACGGCGCTGAGCTATGCCACGGCGCACGGCTGCTATGTCACGTTGTCGGACGACCAATACATACCCGACAGTGTGACGTATAGTCCTGGCGAATCGAGCTATGGAATACAGGCCATACGAGAATCGTATGGCGACATATCTCTTCCTGAGAACGCCAATTTCACCGAAATGCAGGCGGCCAGCGACCAACTGCTGCTAAGCGCGGTTCAATCGCTACTGGCCGCGCATTCGCGGATTTTCTACACCGCCGAGGCATTTATACCGGTACGCGTGAAGCCGGGTCAGACTATCCAGATCCGCAATACGACGAACACCGCGCCATATGACACCGGCAGCGCAAATTATGTGATTTTGGACGTAACCGAGAAAATGCGCGACGGCCGGCCGTACACGGTGCTGACCGTATCCGACACGCTCGGCCTGAAACGAACGGTAGCCAATACATTCGGCATGACGATGCGTGCACTGACGCAGACCGTCCGTCGGGTTGAATCGCGCGGCGGCGGCGGCAAGTCGATTGTTGTCAGCGGCGGGGGCGGGGAACCGTCAGGTGGCCCATACGTGCCGGTCGTCGGCGGTGTGACTGTCACCGGGCCTATCGGAGCCGCCGCCGGGGTGACATTCGACGGCGTGGACATTTCCGCGCACGTTGCCGACGCGGGCGCGCATCATGCGGCCGTGACGCTGGGGAATACCGGTCTATCGCTATCCGGGCAAGCCGTCGGTTTGAGCCTCGCGCCGTCTTCGGGCATGTCGATTGCCGCCAACGGCGTAGGCGTGCAACTGGACGCGCCAAGCGGGTTGACGAAGGCCGCGGGCGGGCTGAGCATCGCCGACACGCTGGCCGGGCAAGGATTGACCATATCCGGCAAGGTGCTAAACATCGGGCTGGCATCTCCAAGCGGGCTGCTCATCACCGGCGGGCTGCTGGCAATGGGCACGCCGGGCACGTTGTCGGCAACGTCGACCAACTTATTGCAGCCGGGTAGCCACACCCACGCCGTCACGGCCACCGACAATGCCAAGACGACGGTCGGCACGCTGCTAAAGGGGTCGGCGGCGGGCGACTTGGGGCTGCGCAATCTGACGGCCGACAAGGCGATTACGCCCATCGTTGAGACGGCCGCGGGGAACTTGACGCTAGACCCGGCCGGCGGCGTGGTAGTCAGTGACGGCAATCTGTCATTCGTCGGCGCGCGGTCAATTGTGACCGACACCGGCAGCCTGACATTAGCGCCGGTCAACTCGCTAATCATCAATCCGGCCGACAACATCACGCAGATCAACAGCGCGGTAACGCTGAAGACGGCGCACTGGGCCAGTGGATTCCTCGGCACGGGCTGGGGCCTGACCTATGACGGCGTATTCGACGCGCGGCAGATAACGGCCGACGAGTTGCA